GAGCCTGAGGTAAGTGTGAGCCAATATTCACGTGGTACTCAGGTATCAGCACAAGATCTTGACGATGAAGATTTTTCATTAATCGTAGACAAAGCGAATTATTTTGCTTTTAAGATTGACGATATAGAAGAAGCCCATTCCCACGTTAATTTTATGGATATGGCAACTAACCGAGCAGCTTATCGCTTGGCTGATAACCATGACCAAGAAGTTCTAGGTTACTTGTCTGGGTTTAAGCAATCTTCTGCTCATACAAATGCTAGTGCTGTTAACGATGTAGTAAACGGTACTGTTGCTGTAGCTACTGCTGGTACAGATGAACTATTGACTTCAATGAAGTTAAACAAAGGTTCGTTTTCTAACATAACAACAAGTTCAGCAGGGGATCACTCTATTCCTTTGACTGCACGTATGCCGGGCGCTACTTCACTTCCAACTGCTGTTGCATCTCCTGCAATGGTTATTGCTCGTATGAAGCGTTTACTAGACCAACAACAGGTTGATACACAAGGTAGATGGCTGGTTGTAGATCCAGTATTTATGGAAATCTTAGCTGACGAAGACTCACGTTTTCTAAATGCTGATTTCGGTGAATCAGGTGCATTACGCAATGGTTTAGTCTTGTCTAACTTCCACGGTTTCCGTGTATATTCTTCAAGTAACTTGCCAGCTGTAGGCACAGGACCGGGCACATCAGGTTCTTCAAATCAAAATGTAAATTTTGGAGTGTTAGTAGCTGGTCATGATTCTGCTGTAGCAACTGCTGAGCAGATCAACAAGACTGAATCGTATCGTGACCCTGACAGCTTTGCTGACATTGTTCGTGGTATGCACCTATATGGTAGAAAGATTCTTCGTCCTGAAGCAATCGTCACTGCCAAATATAACGCAGCATAAGGGAGGAAATAACTTATGGCTACTTTAACTGCCCTCTTAGCACCAACTCGTGGTATTGGCAACCCTTCACGTAAACCTTACATGCAAGAACTTACTATTGATCTAACTGCACAGGCTATTGACTGTTCATCTGGTGATATTGTTCAGTGTATTACTGTACCGGGTAACACAGTAATCTTGTGGACTGGTGTACAAGTCATGGAAAGTGCAACCATGAATACTGGTACTAACGCAACTATCCTGCTTGGTACTGCAATTGACGCTAACGAGTACGTTGCTGCATTTGACATTGATGGCGCAGCTGATCTTGCTTATGCTCCAACAGTGGCTCAGGCAGGTGTTATTGTATTGGCAACTGCTGATACATTAGACCTAACGTTTGCTGGTGATGGCGCAACTTTCAGTGCAGGTAAGCTTCGTGTATACGCAATGCTTATGGACGTAAGTGAAGTTGGTGACTTGACTGCTAATGAAGTTGATCGTGACTTACTAGCATAAAAAATCTTTAGGGGCTGGCTTAATCGTTGGCCCCTTTACCACATCTTGAGGTAACATAATGACACTTACATATCTTACATTAGCTAACGATGTTATCACCCGTATGAACGAAGTTGCATTAACTTCTTCTACATTTAACAATGCTAGGGGAATACAAATACAATGTAAGAATGCTGTTAATGAATCAATACGTTACATTAATCAAAGAGAATTTTCTTACCCTTTCAATCATTCTACTAATACTTCTACTCTAGTTCCGGGTGTAGCAAGATATGCTCTACCTACTAGTGCAAAGCATGTAGATTACAATACTGCAAGAATAAAAAAAGATTCCGACTTAGGTTCTTCAGGCACTAGCCTATCAATACTTAAGTATAATGAATACATTAATAAAGGCTATGTAAACAAAGAAGATGAGATAGTTTCTACTACACTAAACGGTACACATACAAATTCTGTAACAACTCTAACTCTTGTTTCTACAACAGGTCTTTCTGCAACAGGTTTTGTATATGTAGGTAGTGAGCAGATTACATATACTGCTATCTCTGGCAATACTATTACAGGTTGCACAAGAGGTGCTAATGGAACTACTGCTACTGCTTATGCAAGCGGAGTAATAGTAACACAATTTGAAAGTGGTAGCCTACCCAATCATATAGTTCGTACTCCGGATAATAACTATTTATTATACCCGTTCCCTGATAAAGAGTATAAACTAGTATTTGATTTCTTTACATTTCCAGATGACTTATCTGCACACGGTGACCTAACTACTATTCCAGATAGGTTTAAACCTATTATTGTAGATGGTGCTACTGCTTTTGTGTATCAGTATAGAGGCGAGATGAATCAGTATCAAATTAATTTTGATAGGTTTGAGCAGGGCATTAAGAATATGCAAACTCTTCTTATTAACAGATTTGAGTACCTTAGCTCTACAGTAATAGAGAGAAGTAATTCATCAGGAAATAATAGGTTGATAAGTTAATGCCAGATAGTTCTCAAACACAACCAGCTTCCTTTAACTGTGAGGGGGGTTTAGTTTTAAATCGTTCCACGTTTCAGATGGAGCCGGGTCAAGCTTTAGTTTTAGAAAACTTTGAGCCTGACATTGAGGGTGGGTATAGAAGAATAAATGGTTTTCGTAAATACGTTAATGTAATTGTACCACAAACTTTTAATGCAAATGAAACCGTAATAGGATTAGCTAACTTTAATAACGAAGTTATAGCCTGTAGAGGTGAAAAGATTTATCGTGCAGCTTCTACTGAATTAGCTATATCTATTAATCAAACCGATACAATGTCTGGTTCTGGTATAATTAAAGTAGATAATGCTACTGGTTTTCCTACAAGCGGTACTTTGACACTTGTTGGAGCTACAACTCAAGACGGTAGTACTGGTGTTACTGAAACATTTGATTATACAGGAGTTAGCCTAACAGCAACACCAAATGAATTTACTGGTGTAACACGTTCTGGTAATAGTCAAAGTACAAAAGGTAAACACTTAGCAAATGTAACAGTTTCCCCTGAGTGGACAGAAATAGACTCAGGAAGAACAGGTGCAGTAAAGTATAGAACTGAAAGATTTAATTATGATGGTAGCGAAAAGATTATCTTTGTTGATGGCGACAACGCACCTGTAGTTTTTAATGCTTCTTTTAGTGCTACTGATGTAACTACTACTGCAGTTGTAGGTTCTAAGTTTATTGCCTCTTTTAAATCTCATATGTTTTATGCAGGTAAATCTACTACACCAGAAGAGTTAATATTTAGTGCACCTTTTAATGAAGATGATTTTACTTCTGGTAATGGTGCAGGTAGTATTAGAGTAGACGATACTATCACAGGAATGAAAGTATTCCGTGATTCATTGTTTATATTCTGTGAGAATAGGATATTTAAACTGGTAGGAAACACTTCTAGTGATTTTCAAATGGTTCCCGTTACTAGAAATATTGGTTGTCTTAATGGTGATACTATACAAGAATTTGCAGGAGATTTAATTTTTCTTGCAGCAGATGGTCTTAGAACTGTTGCCGCTACTGCAAAGATTGGTGATACTGAACTTGGTACAATAAGCCGTAACGTTCAAAGTCTTTTTGATACAAATATTATTAACTCCTCTCTCTTTGAAAGTGTAGTTATAGCTGATAAGACACAGTACAGAATCTTCTTTACAAAAGATGGACAAGCTGATAACATTACAAGATGTGTTGTATGTGTTAAAAAAGAACAGGGCTATGAGTTTTCAGAAATACGAGGCTTTAAACCTATTGTTACAGATACACTTGTAAGAGCAGGAGATGTATTAGTATTACACGGAGACTCTGCAGGATTTATACACAGACAAGAAAAAGGCGATACCCTAGATGGTATACCAGTACTAGGACGATACAGAAGCCCTGATTTAAGTTTTGGAGACAGTGGCATACGTAAACATATGCAAAGAGTTATTCTTAACTTTAAACCTGAATCAGCTATAAGTGCAGACTTATTAATAAGATATGATAATGAAAACAACCAGTCTGCTAGACCACCACCGTACTCTATTAGTTCTACAGATGTAGCTTCTCAATTTGGAATAGCTTTATTTAGTACTGTTAGTAGTGCAGTAAGAAATGTGTTTGGAGGGCCTTCACAGCCTCTCTTAAGACAACCAGTAGAAGGCTCCGGTTTTTCTACGGTTTTAAGAATAAATGACAATGGTGAATCTAGACCATA